GAGCGAGCGTGATACCAAGGAAACGATCCACAATGGACTGCTGCTTATTCGGCTCAGGTATGGCTTGCCATACTCTGAGTTACCGGACAGCAGTCCTGGTGAACTTTCTCGTTTCCTCTCTTTTCTTTTGCTACAGGGTAAGGAGCGGACCTCTGTAGCCTTCCCTCGTCGCCAGCGACGAGGGGAAAATGGTCTCTGTTCGCTGCAGAGACTGTGTAGAAGAGATCGGTGGGGGCTCGCCCACTCCGTTTCCTCGATTAAACGCAACCTGCCAGCAGGTTGTTCACTGCACACTCCGTCAGTACGTTCTCAGTGGGAAGAGAACGTACTCTCTCAACCTCCCCCTTCATCCCCCGAGTACCTTGCCCACGTCCGGCGTGTGGCGACCCGGGTATTCCCTGCTGGGTGGGATAGGAACTACAACGATTTCGTCGGTCGTCATGTTCCAAATCCTACTGCGAGAGAGCCTAAGCGATCTCGCGCTGACCATCTTTGGGCCGGCCGTAGGGATGATTTCTTTAACTGCGCGACAAAGGAGAGTGAGCTTAGCAGCACATTCTTCGCGCGTTACAAAGAAGTCCAGTCTGCGGGTAAGAAGCGTCCCCTGCTCATTTTTGATGAGCGGGTTGACCTTCTTGCGCCAATGCACAGTTTGATGTACCATACATTAGGCAAGCAAGACTGGTTACTTTGCGGTCCCCCGACCGAAGAAAGGATGAAATCTGTCCTTGTTAACGACTACCAGACCTCTGTCGATCTGGTAGCGGCAACTGACGGTCTTCGCCACGATGTGGCCGAGACACTCCTTGATGCACTCTTCTTCACTTCTGTGAAGATTCCTCGTTCCCTTCGGTTGTTAGCGAAGGGTTCTCTTAGCCCTGTTTTCCAGGCTGAGGATGGTGCATTGAAGCGAGTCCGTCAAGGGCAGATGATGGGGTCCTACCTCTCTTTCCCCCTTTTGTGTCTCCAGTCTTACTGCGCTGCCTCCTGGGCAGCGCGGTTTGATAGTGGAGCCCGTTATATCGTGAATGGGGATGACTGCGTCATCTCGGCGTCACGGTATGTCACCGTGCAGGACTACCCTTCTGGGTACCGACTCAACGATGACAAGACAATACGGGCTATGAACGTGGCTGAGGTCAACTCTACCGCGTATCTTAGACAAGGTGGGAAATGGCGTGAAGTGCGCCATTTAAGGAGAGGAGGAGCTCCTACCGATTACTGTGGTATGATGCATATGGCGAAAGCCGTTACATCTGCTCAGTGCTGGGTCGATGCCTATTCTAGGTGTCGGATCGGTAGGAGATGGGGTTTTCTCCCTTCTCAACTTGGCCATTACGGCTACCCGGCTCATTTGAGAGAGTCAGGCCTCAGGGTGCGTAGAACTTATACGCCCTTGCCGGAACCGGTTGTTGACCGTTCGTTCCCTGAGGAGTTGCTAGTGATCACCGGGAGGGATCCTAGCCCGTGCGAGGCCGAAGCTTTGCGGTCGTCTTTGTGGACGCACGGGAGAATGGGAGGTTTGAAGAGAGACGTGTGGAATCCGTCCTGCGGTTTCGTACGTCGGACTTACTCTTACCGTAAGCTCAAACGAGTGAGTGCGCTTTCTTTTGTCTGGAAGCGTCCTGCCTATAAGGCAGAAAATGAGCGGGGCTGGTTTGTCGTTCCGGCGACTTACCAGTCTGACGAAGAAAGGAGAGGCCTAGACGAGTTGGCCCTTTTTAGGGACAACTGGGACGCTGGTTTTATTAACCTTTGTCCTCTGGACGTCTAGGGATGAGTTCCGTGGGAACCACATCGTTTCTGGTCGGTCGTGTGTGGACGTAGTGAGCCTGTGGTTAACGGCGGGGCCAGCCCTGTAGGTCGTAACACTCGTGGAGGAATCTATCCCTTTGAGCTCAATGAGTGTATTAGGGTTACGAGACCACGGTGCGTATCTTAGCGCCTTAAATTGCCGCACAGGAGTTGCAGTTAAAGAGTGAATGATTTCCCCGAGGGGAATGATTAGTGGCGGCTTCAAATCCGCGGCCAGCCAAGTCAATGCTGGTATTCTTTACACGTAACTACGAAAGCACGTCGCGGGACCACTTCCAGAGTGGTAGGGCGACCGAAGGTGAGTCTGTTTATTACCGCCGGGGTAAGAACAGTCGCGAAAGGTCCAAGTAAGAACAAATGAAAACTAGTGGTGTGGCGCCTCTTCGGAGGGTGTGCTGCCTGCCTTCGGGCAACTAGCTAGTAAGAGTAGCTTCCTCGGGTTACCGAGTAGCAATAGCTCCACC